CGATGTAAACCGCAGGTTAAATGAAGTAGAGCTAACTGCGGCAAACTTTGCGACTACTACAGGTTATTATAGTTTTGCTAAAGATGCGGTTAATGCAGCTATCCGTCACATACAACAAGAGGAATATGGCTGGCCTTGGAATCACGTAGAAGAAACTGAAGTTCTAGTTCCTGGCACAGTTAGGTACGGTTTTCCGTACGACTCTAAAATAGTAGATATGAACACGTTTAGGATTAAACGTGACGATGCTTTAAATACAACAACTAAAAAACTTAGAGTTATTTCTTATGAAGAATACTTGACCAAGTATGCTGATCAAGAGTATAATTCTAATACCAATATTAGGACTGTACCAACACATGTAGCAAGAACTCCTAGCAGAGAGTTTATGTTGTATCCAAGTCCAGATAAAGCATATGAACTTGTGTATGAATATTACAGAACAGGTTTTGATCTAGAAAATGCTACAGATGTTTGCAACTTACCAGAGCAATACCGTTATGTTATTGTAGATGGTGCAATGCACTACGTTTATCAATTCCGTGGTGATACACAAGCATCTCAATTAGCAATGCAAAAATTTGAACAAGGCATTAAATACCTACGTAGTTTGCACATTAACCGTACAGATTACTTAGGTGATACAAGAGTTGGATTCTAATGGCTACCCAGTGGCAAACATTTCCGATTGAGTTTAGAGGTGGTTTGATCTCTAATCTGTCAGCCTTGCAGCATGGTACTAATGCTGTGGGTTCTGCCACTATTCTACAAAACTTCGAGCCTAACAAAGAAGGTGGCTACTCTAAGATCAAAGGGTACAGCAAATTTAGTACTACCACTGTCCCAGGTAGTGGTCCTATACTAGCCCTTAAAGTTATATCTTCAGGTCGTATTATTGTAGCTCGTAAAAATGCTACCAACTACACAGAATACTATTACGGTACAGGAACTACATGGACTAGTATGGCTACAAGTGCCAGTATCAATGGCGGTAAAGCACGTCATACAGAGTTTAACTTTACTGGTGACGACAAAGTTATATTTGTTGATGGTACTAATTACCCTGCAATCTACAATACATCTGGCAACACTACAACTTTCTTAACATCTGCTAATAGTGCAGATGTCAGTGGCGCAGAAAATGTAGCTATTTTTAAGAATACAGCTTTTTACTCTAAAGGTAATAACATATATTTTACTGCGCCTTTTACAGTAGATGACTTTAGTGCAGCTAACGGTGCAGGTAGTCTTAACTTAGGTCAAGATATTACAGGTTTAACTGTCTTTCGTGATCAACTTATTATCTTTACTACTAACAGCATCAAACGCCTGACAGGTAATACAGCAGCAGACTTTCAAGTGTCACCTATTACAGACCGTATTGGTTGTGTTAATGGTGATACAATCCAAGAGGTTGGTGGTGATATTATGTACCTCGCACCTGATGGTATTCGTCTATTAAGTGCTACTGACCGTATTGGTGACTTTGGTTTGGACGTAGCATCAGACAGTATTGCTAAGGATGCTAATATATTCCTTGATAGTACGTCAACTTTTTCTTCTGTCTTATTACGAGAAAAAGCTCAATACCGTATCTTTGCGTATATTGAATCAGAGCAAAGCACAGTTGCTAAAGGTTTGATAGCCACAAAGTTTATTGCTCAAGGTGCTACAGGTATTTCATGGGCTACAACAAAAGGTATAAAAGCATACGTAGCTGACGGTCGTTACTCTGGTGATCAAGAGACTCTAGCATTTGCTAACGCAGATGGTTATATCTACATTATGAATACTGGGAACGATCTTGATGGCCAAGATATTGAGGCCATATACGAGTCCCCGTTTATGCCTATATCAGACCCACAAGTACGTAAGACATTTTATAAAATGACTTTGTATGCTGAACCTACAGGTAGTATGGATTTAAATCTTAACCTTAAATATGATTTTGCTTCTGGTACAAACACCGCAACAGTACAACCCACTATAGTAAACGTAAGTAGTACAGGTACTGCAGTATTTTTATACGGTGCTTCTAACTCTACCTACAACTCAGCTAGATATGGTGGAGAACTTGATAGTGTGTATAACACCAATATTATTGGCTCAGGAAAAACTATAGCAATACGTATAGAGGATAACTCAACTAACCCAACATTCACACTCGATACAGCAGTGTTAGAATTTAACCAAAACGATAGGCAGTAACATGGCAGATGGATATACACGGCAGCGATCTAGTGAAATTGTAAACGGTAACGTTATTGATGCCGATGATTTCGACGTAGAATTTAACGCAGTTGCAGGTGCAATGAATGCATCTACTGGACACAACCACGATGGAACTAGTGGTGGTGGTGCTCCAATCGAGAGTATTGGTCCTGCACAAGACTTGGTCGTAACTTCTACAAATGTCAATCCTAAGACAACTAATACACTGAGCTTAGGTGCAGCTGGTGCTCAATATAAGAATGCATTTTTTGATGGCACTGTCCAAACAGACTTGCTACTTGTAGACGAAACCTCAATATTTACTGGGGCTATTACTGCTAATGGTGGTGTAACAGGTAACCTTACTGGAAATGTTACTGGTGCTCTTACAGGTAACGCAGACACTGCTACCACATGGGCAACTGCCCGTAATATTACACTGACTGGAGATGTTACAGGTACAGTTACTGGTGTTAATGGCAGTGGTAATATTAGTATTACTACTACAGTGGCTGCAAATTCTGTCGCACTGGGTACAGATACTTCAGGTAACTATATGACTGATGTATCAGCAGGTACAGGTGTTACAGTTACTCACACTCCTAACGAAGGCTCTACTGCTACGGTAGCTATTGGTCAGGCGGTAGGTACTACGAATAATGTTACGTTTAATACTGTAACCGCAAACCTTACGGGTAATGTTACAGGTAATGTAACAGGAAACGTTACAGGTAATGCTGGTACGGCAACTACATTAGCAACTGCACGTACTATTGCAGGACAAAGTTTTAATGGCTCTGCTAATATTGCTATTGCTGCAACAGATCTATCTGATACTAACCAAGCACTATCTACTACATCCAATGTTACATTCAACGATCTTACAGTTTCAGGTAATCTTACTGTATCGGGTACAACTACTACAGTCAATACTGAGACAATCAACCTAGCAGATAACCAGATTGTACTTAACTCAAACTATACTGGTTCTTCTCCTACAGAAAATGGCGGTATTGAAATTGAACGTGGTACTCTTACTAACAAAACACTTGTATGGAATGAAACAGATGACAAGTGGACAGTAGGAAGTGAAACATTTGTAGCAGGTACTTTTGAAGGTGCGCTTACAGGTAATGCTAATACAGCGACTTCAGCAGGGCAACTAACTACAGCACGTACTATCTCACTTACTGGAGATGTCTCAGGTTCTGTATCTTTTGATGGTAGTACTAATGTAAGTATTACAGCTACTGTTGCTGACGATAGCCACAATCACGTTATAGGTGACGTTGATGGACTACAGACAGAGATTGACACTAAAGCTGAACTGGCAGGTTCTGCATCTCAAGCATTCTCTGCAAGCACCCTTAATGCTACAACTGTTGATCTAGGTGACTGGACTATTACAGAAAGCGCTGGGGTTCTTTACTTTGCCACAGGTGGTACAAATAAGATGAAGTTAGATGCATCAGGTAATCTAACAGTAGTCGGTAATGTAACAGCTTATGGATCAGTATAATGGCTCTACAATCATCAGGTGCTATTTCTTTATCGGACCTACAGACAGAGTTTGGTGGGAGTAATCCCATCAGCCTATCTGAGTATTACCAGAATGCAAGTCCTGACCTTGTGACAGCAAACAATACTAACGTACCTAACACAGGTAATCCTATAGACTTAGCTGATTTTTATGGTGCAGTTAGTCTATTTAGTTATACAATCTCTTCCAATACACAAGAGGTTGATCTAAGCAGTGCTCTTACTACGGCTGGGTGGAATGGTTCTGATCCTGTAAGTGTTACTATTAGTTCGGGTGTTTATGTATGG